TGATCTATTATAAGACAGTTATGCAACATCTTGATATGTTGGATTTCGAACTTAATGCCAAACCTGATATTCGGTTTAATAGATTTACAAACAAACTATATCTTGATATTAAATGGCAAGCAGATGCTCTTATTGGTCAATATCTAATGGTTGATGGTTATGGTGCTTTAGATCCTGTCACTGCTCCTAGAATGTGGGGAGAGTTATGGTTAAAACATTATACAACTGCATTGTTTAAAAAGATGTGGGCAACTAATATCAAAAAGTTTTCCGGTATACAACTTCCAGGTGGTGTAACATTAGATGGTGATTCTCTATATAGAGAGGCAGTTGATGAGATTAAAGATTTAGAAGATGAATTGATGACAAAGTCTGCTCCATTAAGTTGGTTCATGGGATAAATCATGACAACAACTAATGTATATTTTACGCATGGTACTAAAAACGAACAATATCTTGTAGAAGATCTAATAATTGAATCACTTCGTATGTATGGAAATGAAGTGATGTATATTCCTAGAACATTAGTTGCAAAAGATAATATTCTAGGAGAAGATAGATTATCTCAATTTAAAACCGCATTTCCAATAGAAATGTATTTTGAAAACATTGATTCATTTGGTGGTCAAGGATTCATGATTCAAAAGTTTGGATTAATGGTAGAACAATCAGCAACTCTTGTTGTTGCTAGAAGAAGGTGGGAACAATTTGTAGGCAGATATGGGGTAACAACCGTACCTACTAGACCAAATGAAGGAGATTTAATATATTTCCCATTGTCAAAAGGTTTATTTGAAATTAAATTTGTACAACATCAAGATCCATTCTATCAATTAGGCAAATTATATGTCTATAAACTTCAAGTAGAATTGTTTCAATATGCATCTGAAAGAATTGATACAGGTCATACTGATATTGATGTATTTGAATCATTAAAAACATTCTCTACTGATATCACAGATAGTAATTTCGGTGAGGTAACTGCTATTAATATTACAAATACTGGATCTGCATATTCAACTGCCACAGTACAATTTACATCTTCTACTGGATATGGAGCAACTGCAACCACGGTTATTGGAACTGGAAGTAATGCCGGTAAAATTGTTGATATTATTATCACTAATCCAGGTACAGGTTATAAATCAATACCTTATGTTGAAATAATTGGAAATGGTACTGGAGCAGTTATTCAAGCCGTTGTTAAAGTTAATATAGATAAACCAGATTCATACGGTGATAACAACTCATTTTTAGATGAAGCATCTACTGTTGTATGGAATACTAATAATCCGTTCGGAGATATTTAATGTACGAAACTCCATTTTATCACGGAATTATAAGAAAAACTATTATTGGTTTTGGCAGTCTTTTTTCTAATATAAAAATAGAAAGAAAGGAAGGTGGTTCTGTTACTGGAACTACAATTCAAACCTTAAAAGTTCCTATAGGATATGCACCAAAGGAAAAGTGGCTAGTAAGAATAGATTCTGATCCTACTTTAGAAGGACATACATATACATCATTGCCTAGAATATCCTTTGAAATTACCGGTTATTCTTATGATTCTGTAAGAAAAACAAACAGAATGCAACAAATAAAATGTGGTGATGGTTTAAGTTCTCTAAGTACATTAAGTTCTGTTGTTCCGTATAATCTTGACATTTCATTGTATATTTTGACAAAAACTCAAGAAGATGCATTACAAATAATAGAACAAATTTTACCTACATTTACTCCTGAATACACATTATCAATTAATGCAGTTCCTGAAATGAATGTTATTCAAGACATTCCTATTATTTTAAATAGCATTTCGGTTCAAGATGATTATGATGGAGATTTTACTACTAGAAGATTTGTAACTCATACATTAAATTTCACTTTGAAATTAAATTTATTTAGCGGAAATAGCACAAGTGGTATCATTACTACTGTTAAAGCAAATATTAATGATATTATTACTCAACAACCACTTAGTAATTATACTGTTATTGGTGATCCTGCTGATGGTAGTATTACATCAGAATCATGGTTAGAACATTTTTAAATTTAAATTTTTATTATGGCTGCATTAACATATAATAGTAATCCTCAATTAAAAGCAGCGAATGTGCCTGTTCAGTATACTCAGGAGCAAATACAAGAGTATATTAAATGTAAAAATGATCCCATTTATTTTATTGATACTTATTGTCATATTATCCATGTTGATTATGGCATTATACCATTCAAACTATATGATTGTCAAAAGAATAAAATAAAGATTATCCATGAGAATAGAAAAGTTATTCTTATGGAAGGCAGACAACAGGGAAAGACACAAACCTCTGCTGCATATATTCTTTGGTATACTAATTTCCACGATGCAAAGAATGTTGCTATTCTTGCTAACAAAGCATCCGCTGCTAGGGAAGTAATGTCTAGATACCAAATGATGTTTGAATTATTACCTCCTTGGTTACAACAAGGTGTTAAAACCTGGAATAAAGGTGATATTGAATTAGAAAATATGTCTAAGGTTTTTACTGCAGCTACTACCGGCGCAGGTATTCGTGGTAAAACAGTGAATATGTTATACATCGATGAAACAGCATTTATTCCAAACACAGTTGCAGAAGCTTTCTTCACTTCAACATTTCCGACAATATCTTCTGGTAAAACAACTAAAATTTTACTAAGTTCTACTCCACTTGGTTATAATCATTTTTGGAAGTTTTGGACAGATGCAGAAAAAGGACATAATGATTTTGTAACATTATTCATTCCATATACAGATATTCCTGGAAGAGATGAAACTTGGGCTTCAGAGCAACGTAGACAATTAGGTGAACTGAAATTCTGCCAGGAAGTACTTTGTTCCTTTCTTGGTTCTAGTTTAACTTTGATACCTCCTGATACTTTATCTAAACTAACTCCGGATCAAATAGATTATTCTAATGAAGGTCTTGATATATTTAAACGGCCTGAAAAGGGAAAGAATTATGTAATGACAGTTGATCCTTCTAAAGGCGTTGGAGGTGATAATTCGGTAATTCAAGTGATTGACATATCAGAAATACCATACAAACAAGTTGCTAAGTATAAAGATAATACAATAAGTCCGCTTATATTTCCTAACATTATATATAAAATAGCAAAAGATTATAATAATGCACATGTTTTAATTGAGATAAATATATCTGAACAGGTGGCACATATTTTACATCATGAGTTAGAATATGAAAACATGATTATTATAAATAAAAAACCAAAGGGATTAGACAGAGGACAATCTGCAGGTGGAGGGTTCGGAGGTAGACCATTCTTAGGTGTAAACACAGATAAAAAAACAAAAAGAATTGGATGTGCCAATTTAAAATCATTAATGGTAGAAAATAAATTACTTATTAATGATATGGATACTATTTCTGAACTATCTACTTTTATTGAAGTTAAAGATTCATATGCGGCTGATGATGGTTATAAAGATGATTTAGTAATGGGACTTGTTATTTTCTCATGGTTAACTACACAACCATATTTTAAAGAATTAAATAACGTAGAACTTAGAAAAATGATGTATCAAAACCAAATGAGATTAATAGAAGAAGAGTTAACACCATTTGGTTTTTATGATGATGGACAAATAGAATCAGAAGCACCTATTATGCTTTTGAATTTCTGAAATACAATTTTTTATAAATAATACAATGAATCATACTTAAGATTCATTGTATACCCAGAATATTATTTCTTAGGAGAATTTAAATGGCATATGCACTATCGCCAGGAGTTACAATAGTAGAAAAAGATTTTACTAATATTGTGCCCGCAGTTTCATCATCTACTGGAGCATTTGCAGGTAAGTTCCAGTGGGGTCCAATCGAATACCCAGTACAATTATCATCAGAAGTTGAATTAGTAAAACAATTTGGCAAACCTAATGATAGTACCTTTGAATCTTTTTTTACTGCTGCAAACTTTTTGTCTTATACAAGTAGTTTGTATGTATCTAGAATCGATTCTGTACTTGCTAAAAATTCAGTTAGTGCTGGTGGTACTGCTGTTAAAATTAAAAATATAGATGCTTATGATGCTTTAACTACTTCAACATATAACTGCTTATGGGCAGCTAAATATGCCGGTATTTTAGGTAATTCATTAAAAGTATCAATTGCTGATTATAATACATTTAAAAATTTAGCTTTAACTAGTGTTACATCTTCAAGCATTGTTCCTGTAGGTGGAACTACTGTTGTTGGTGTAAGTACTCTTTTTACTACACAAGTACATGTAGGCGCTATTCTTAAAACAGATGCTGGTTTAATCATTGGTACCGTTAAATCTATTGAATCTAATACATCCTTAACTTTAGATGATCCTGGATCTTTAATTTCTGTTCCTGCTGGTTCTGCATTAAAAGTAGATTGGGCATATGCGGATCAATTTGATTTTGCACCTGGAACTTCTAATTATGTTGCTAATTCTAATGCTACTAATGATGAATTACATGTTATTGTTATAGATGAAGATGGTGTATTTTCAGGAATAAAAGGTACAATTTTAGAAAAATTTGCTTTTGTTTCTAAAGTATCAGATGCTAAAAAATATGATGGTACAATAAACTATTATAAAGAAGTGATTAATACACGTTCACAATATATTTGGTGGATGAAACATACTACAAATATTAATAGTGGTGGAACTTGGGGTACTCCAGTTGTTGCAGGTACTGAGTATTCTCCTTTAAAAGGCGCTATGAATGATTCATTTGCTGATGGTGTTGATGACTTTGATGATACAGAGGGCGATTTTGCAGTAACCTCTTGGGAATTATATTTAAATGATAGTCAATATGATATTAGTTTAATTCCAGTAGGTAAAGCTTCTTCAGTTACTGCTAATTATGTAATTCAAAGTATCGCTGAAGTTCGTAAAGATTGTGTGGTTTTTGTATCTCCTCAAGATGTATCAAGTGGTGATGTTATTATAGGCAGTGGTTCAGCCGCAACTGATAAAATTAATGCTTACAGAAATGTTATGACATCTTCTTCTTATGGCATTATGGATTCAGGTTATAAGTATCAATATGATCGTTATAATGACACATACCGTTGGGTACCACTAAATGGTGATATTGCGGGTATGACTGCTCGTACTGATTATACCAATGATGCTTGGTGGTCTCCAGCAGGTTATAATCGTGGTCAAGTTAAAAATGTTGTAAAACTTGCAGTTAGCCCAAGCAAAACAGATAGAGATACATTATACAAAAATGGTGTTAATCCAGTAGTTACATTCCCTGGACAAGGTACTGTATTATTTGGTGATAAAACTATGCTTGCAAAACCATCTGCATTTGATCGTATCAATGTTCGTAGATTGTTTATTGTTCTTGAGAAAGCAATTTCTACTGCATCTAAATATCAATTGTTTGAATTTAATGATGCATTTACAAGAGCACAATTCAAAAATATCGTAGAACCTTTCTTAAGAGATGTTAAAGGTCGTCGTGGTGTTATTGATTTTAGAGTTATATGTGATGAAACTAATAATACTGGTGAAGTAATTGATCGTAATGAATTTGTAGGCGATATCTATATCAAACCTGCACGTTCAATTAACTATATTACTTTAAACTTCATAGCAGTAAGAAGTGGTATTAGTTTTTCTGAAGTTGGTGGTTAATTAATATTTGGGAGTTGAAATACACTCCCAATATTTAACTATAAATAATATAAAGTCATATACCTAAGGAATAAAAATGGCAAATATATCAGATTTTAAATCTCAGTTGATTGGAGGCGGAGCAAGAGCCAATCAATTTAGAGCATATTTAAATTTTCCATCTTATGTGTCAGCCGGCGCATTTGAAGGATCAAGAGCACAATTCTTATGTAAAGCAGCTCAACTTCCTGGTTCTACTATAGCTAATGTAGAAGTACCATATAGAGGTCGAGTTGTTAATATTGCAGGAGAACGTAATTTCCAACCTTGGACTGTAACACTTATTAATGATACAACTTTTGGTTTACGTAATGCATTTGAATCTTGGCAAGCAGGCATTCAAAGATATGCAGCCACTGAAGGTAAAACAAATCCTGCCGATTATCAAGTAGATTTAGAAGTTCATCAATTAGATCGTAATGGTGCTACTTTAAAAGTATATAAATTTGCAGATGCATATCCAACAACTATTGGGGCTATTCAATTAGACTTTGATGTAATAAACCAACTTGAAACTTTTGATGTAGAATTTACTTATAACTACTTTACATCAAATACTGGTACAGATACAGACGGTTCTTCTTTTGGTACTAACATATCAATTGATACACCAGTAGGTACAATTCCATTTAGTTTCTAATCATTTTTCATTATAATTTTGAGATAAAATATGCAAATTTTTGGTATCGAGTTGGGTAAGAAGAAATCCGTCAAGGAAAATCCGCTTAGTGTAGTTCCACCAAGTTCGGAAGACGGTAGTACTGTAATAACAACAGCATCAGGTGCTGCGAATTATTATGGTCTTGTTCTTGATATGGATTCTATTGTCAAGAATGAAAATGATCTTATCCGTCGATACCGAGAAGTTGCACAATATTCTGATTGTGATTCAGCTATAACAGATATTGTTAATGAATCAATTATAACTGAAGATGATAAATCTATTGAACTTAATCTGGATAATTTAAAAGTTTCAGATGGCATTAAGAAAAAAATCACCGATGAATTCGAAGAAGTATTAAAACTATTTGATTTCGAAGAATTCGGTCCAGACATTTTCCGTCAATGGTACATAGATGGTAGAGTATATTATCAAGTATTGATTGATCCTGCTAATATCAAAAAAGGTATTACAGAATTACGTAAGATTGATCCAAGAAAAATAAGAAAGATCAAGAACGTAATGAAACAACGTAATGAAAAAGGCATTGATGTTGTTAAATCTATAGATGAATTTTACATCTATAATGATAAAGGAATTAGTGAGCAAACATCACAAGGTGTTAAACTATCTCTTGATTCAGTTATCTATTGCCCTTCTGGTTTAATTGATCCTAATTCAGGAATGACATTAGGCCATTTACATAAGGCAGTAAAACCAACCAACCAGTTAAAAATGATTGAAGATGCGGTAGTAATTTATCGTATATCAAGAGCACCTGAAAGACGTATATTCTATATTGATGTTGGTAACTTACCTAAGTTAAAAGCAGAACAGTATGTAAATGATATTATGAATAAGTTTCGTAATAAAATTGTTTATGATGCTACTACTGGTGAAACAAGAGATGATCGTAAACATTTGTCTATGATGGAAGATTTCTGGATGCCAAGGAGAGAAGGCGGTAAGGGTACAGAAATAACTACTCTGCCGGGCGGACAAACTCTAGGTCAAATAGAAGATGTACAATATTTTCAAAGTAAATTATATCAAGCTTTAAATGTTCCATTAGGAAGATTGCAACCTTCAACAGGATTTAGTATTGGCCGTTCTACAGAAATTACTAGAGAAGAAGTAAAGTTCAATAAATTTGTAACAAGATTACGTAAAAAGTTTGCTAATTTACTTGTAGATGCATTGAGAATACAATTAATTTCTAAAGGTATCATTCGAGACGATGAATGGTATGATATTAAACAAAGTATTCAGTTTGATTTCCAAAAAGATAATTACTTTTCAGAATTAAAAGAAAGTGAAGTTCTTAATCAACGCATTGTAACCTTACAACAAATTGATTTATATGTAGGTAAATATTATAGTATTGAATGGATTCAAAAGAATGTATTAATGCAATCTGAAGAAGATATAAAAGAAATAGCTGCTCAAAATAAAGAAAATCCTCCACCTGTTCCAGAAGATGCACAAAGTGCACAATAATTAAGGATACCAAAAATGATTAAAGAATCTATTAAAGATTTAATTAACGCAATTGCTGAAGGCGATTCAATTGCTATTGAAGATAGTTTTAACTATGTGATGGCTAGTAAAATATCTGACCATTTAGATAATATGAGGGTATCTGTTGCACAAGGTATGTTTGGTTCAGTTGTAGAAGAAGGTTATGATTCACGTGATGCATATGACTTGCATGATCCAAAGCATCCTGATTTTGTTAAAAACCATACAAAATGGAAAAAAGCTAATCCAGAAGGAAAGCTTGGTGACTTCATAGCTCATATGAAAACTAAAAGATTCAATGTTACAGAAAGTGCTGGTGCATATGAAACGTGGGATCCTAAGCATCCTAAATTCAAAGAAAAATTAATAAAGCATCATGCTCAAGGTGGAACTACTAAAAGTTTTATCGAAAAAGAAAAAGCAAAAGCATGGAAACAATTAACTAGAGAATCAGTTGAAGAATTCACTCTTGAAGATTATTCAGTTGAAGAACTTGAAGACTTTATGATGTCTGAAGACTTTGAACAACTGGACGAAGTATCTAAGAAAACTCTAGGCTCTTATGTAAATAAAGCCCATGACCAATTGATGAAACATACTGCAGCCGTTAATTTCAAATCAGGTCGTGGGGATAAAGATGTATTATCATATACACACGAACCAACAACAGCAAGAAAAACTGCAAACCGAACTAAAGGTGTTACTACAGCAATTAGCAAATTAACCAAAGAAGAAGTTGAAGAGTTAGATGAATTATCAAAAGCAACTTTAGGCTCTTATGTTAAGAAAGCTACTACAAGTGCTATTATTAGTGGTGAAGCTCTAGGTAAAGGCGAGAAATGGTCAAAATCTGGCCAAATTGCTTCTAAGCGTGAAAAAGGTATTGGTAAAGCAGTCGACAAAATGACTAAAGAAGAATTCACTCTTGAAGATTATTCAGTTGAAGAACTTGAAGACTTTATGATGTCTGAAGACTTTGAACAACTTGATGAATTATCAAAAGCAACTCTAAGTTCTTATGTTAATAAAGCAAGTGCTAATGCTAGCCAGAACGCATTTAATTCCGGTGGTGCATACGCTCAACTAAGATCAAAACAAGGAAACAAGGACATGACTAAGACAATTAAACGTCTTAAAAATGTTGGCAAAGCAGTCGGCAAATTGACTAAAGACTAATGTATTATTCACAGTTTTCTAAAAAGTTAAAAGAAACGGTATCAGGTATGGGTATACAGGAGTGCACCCATTACTTTGGTAATACTATTCAGATAACTAATGATAATACTATACTAATTAATAATGAAGTAACTCAGTTTAGAAATTTGTCGGAAGCAAAAAATCATATTA